AAATTCGTTGTTGACGGATGGGTGCGAGTATTCGAACCCATCCGTCAACAACGAATTTCACCGCGCTGTGTTTCTGGCCTTCTTTTTCCCACCGCTCCTGTATGGGTTCGGCCTCAAAACAGACTTCAAGCCCTTTTCTGAGCTTCGCTACCTCCCTTTGTACGTTGCCGGCCACGCGGTCGACCGGCCAATAATCGATGCTGAAAAACGACTTCCATTTTTTGTCGCCGTCTTTCTTGTATTTCGCTGACACCGAAAGTTGAAATCGTATGACGGTCTTTCCGCCGACGTCTTTAACTTCCGGGTCCGTGCAAATCCAGCCTTGCATTTTAGTAAAGCTCCTTTACGTCAATGACGTTTTTTATGTACTCGCTTCCCTTATGGCTCACGACGAGAACATGCGTGTTGCTGCCCTGGAAATACGATTCTTGCACTTGATAATACGCGGCAAGATGAGACTGCCCTACTGGCGCGTCTGCCTCGTCGTAGATTATAGGGTCATACGACCGATGCTGTCGCTCGTTCCGGCGACGTATGAGCGCCTTTACGTAGGCGTCTGAGAAAAACGACTTGTGGCCAGGGTTCCGGGCAAAAAGAGAGGTTTCAAGCGCAGTCTCGGCGTCGTAGATCATGATATCGAATTTGCCAGTCGTGTCGGTTCGAACGGTGTACCGTCCGGCCTGGAATGGTGAAAGGATGCGCGTAGCCTCGTTGTCAATCGCGTCGAGGCTTATTTCGAGTTCCATAGCTGGGATATTTTTAGCCTGTAGCGCCTGCGCGATGGTTTGCCATTCTTCCAGGTTATTGACGAGCGCAACGAGGTCAGCGCGAGCGGCGTCGATGTCGCCTTTGCGTTTCACGGCCTCGGCTATCGCGAGTTTCGTTGATTCGATATTCGCTTTGACCGTAGCCAGCGCGTCGCGCGCGTCTGAATATTCGATCTTGAGGCGCGCATGTTCGTTTTGCGCAATGGTTAGCCGTTCGGGTACAGTTTCATCAATGTTGTAGGTCTGAGCTATCAGGCGAGCGAATTCGCTGTCAAGCGCGGTAATTTCGACGCTTGCTGCCTCGGCGGACTGAATTTCATCCCGGACTTCTGATTCGTCGCGGGTCGGAGCCGGAGCCGTGCCGTAAACTGGCTGAGTAGGGAGCGGATCGGGGATAGTATCGGGTTCTGTAAGCGATACGGGACGAGGTCGATTGAGCGCGGCAGGAACTTCGACGTATATCGTCGGTTCGACGGGAACCGACAGCGCAGACAGCAATTGCTCGGCCTCGGCTATCAAAGTTTGTGCCAACGTGAACCGTTCCTGCGCGTCTGGCGCTATGTATCCGCATTTCGGGCATAATTCGACGATTACGAGCTTATTCCGCGCAATATTGGCCTCAAGGTCGTTTTTACGACGGTGATACTCGGCGGTTGCGTTCTGATAGTTACGGTCTTGTTCTTGATTCTGCTCTGACGCCTCCTGCTTGGCGTTTGCAAGTTCCGTGTCCCATGCGCGCTGTTCGGCGTAAACGGCGGTGTTCAAGTCCCTCACTTTTTTGCGAGCCGCTTCGAGTTTAGAATTCCAGGCGATAACCGCCGAGTCGTAGCCGTTTTTCAGCTCTTGATTTTTCAGAGACGTAGCGCGCCATGCTTCGATAATTTTGAGTTCGGAACGGTTCGTGGCAAGGCGTTGGACGACGCCAGACAAAGACGACTTACGTCGGTCAATTTCGACGTTGCGCGCCTCATCCGTGGCCTTCCGATGATTTTCAGCGTCGTACGTCAATTTCGACGCCTGCAACGCTGCCACACGCTCGGCGACGGCCCTGCCCATGACTTCTATTGCGTCCAGTGCTTTCTTTCCGTCTACGGCTCCGGCTTCCTGAGTTTTCAGCGTCGCCTCGAGTTCCGCGGGATCGGCCATAAACTCCGTGGCCCCAGCGATCCAGCTTTCTTTCGCTTCGACCTGTTTTTTAGCGTCGGAGACCCGGTCGAGCGCCGAACGTGACTCTGCTTCGCGGTCAACACCGGCGATTGCCTGTACGACCTTGCCTGCGTCGGTCTTTGTGGCGGACATGAGGGACGAACCTTGTTTCGATTGTAGCGGCTGCACATAAAACGTGGTCAAAAGGTAATCGTCAAACGATCCATATAGGGCTTCGCATTTCGTCATCATTTCGTCAAAGCTCGTCGTTTCAAGCTGGTTCGTGTCGCCGACATACAGGTAGCATTGCGTGCTTGCGCTGTTTGTGTGCGCGCCCTTAATCTGGATAACGTGCCGGTGCTCGACGCCGTTGCGTGACACGATCTTTTCTATGCGAGCGTCCGGGCCGTTGAAGAATTCTTTTATCGCGGAGTTTCTCCCGGACTCTGTGTCCTTACCCACGACTACCGGGTAGGGAGTGAGAAAACTGAGTAGCGCTGACTTTCCGTCGCCCATGTCGCCACCGATACCGACAAGGCCCGGAGCGTCCGGGATGTACTTTATATGACCTCCGCGCCAGAAAATAGAGCCGAAGACCTCGACGGACATGACGGAAACGGCGATAGGCTCGGTCACGACAGGCTTTACCGATTTGGACAGTGTTTCGACCTTTGAAATTATCGCTTCTGAAACGTCCGGTTTGTAGATCCTGAAAAGTTCAGATAGCGTAAGTTCTTTTTCTGTCTGAACCACTCGTCGTTCAGATTTCGGTTTCGGTTTGTAGGTCAGGCGGCTCCATGCGTGGCCGTCGGGGGCCGTGGCTGATTCGTCGTCTGTTTCGAGCCAGTAGGCTACGTCTAGTTCGTATTCTGCGAGTGGTCGGTATATTTTTCGGCGCTCAGGGAGTCCGTAGGGGGTGCGTGTTACGGTGTTGCCTTCGATGAGGTTCATAGACGGCACGAAATCAAGGTAATTCCACACATGATCGTCCATACCGGCATATCCTGCGTAGCCACCGAAAATCTTTTCTGATTCCCACGGTATATGCTGATCTCCCAGGGACCAGCGCGTGAGGTTCGCGCGGGCGAGCACTTCCGTTCGCACAAGGATTCGCGAGCTGCGGACGATTCTGTCCGTCGAGTGTTCGCGTTCGACGTCGGATACGACGCCGTGAAGCAGGCCAACGGCTGGTATGTTCGCGTACCGGGCGCGCTGCGGGGCTACGAATTCGTCGATGTATTTTTCGAACAAGTTTTCGGCGGCGCGGTTCGCTTCCTCGGCAGATAGAGATTTGTCGGCGAGGATGTGCTCGGTATTGAGTTCGGGTATGCCGAAGAGGATGGCCGCATGGTTTGCAGATTCATTTTTGCTGGTAATTTCTTCGATGGCATTTGGAAAGTCGGGAGACATGTACGCGTAAATTTTCCCAGGCTCCAACAAAACAAGCCCAACGTCCTGCAAAAAGCCGTAGCTTCCCTTCGGCTCATGCCCCGGCGTGCCCTCAATAGCTACCACGGGACAGAATGCCACGAGTTCGCGCATTTTTCGGCGGAGCAGGTTGACGCCGCCTTTGTCGGTCGCAACAAACGGCTTGTTGAACAAGTCGCCGGGGAAGGCTACGAAGTCAACGCCATGCGTGCGTGCGGCCGCTATGATCGCGTCGAACTGTTTTTCTACGATATCTGGCCATCGCGGGTCTGCGTGTATGTCGGGGGATTCGATGAATTTTAACAATGGATTCTCCTTTGAATCAGTGTACAACATTTACACAGTTAGTCAAGCCCCGTCTGGATTTGAACCAGAAAACGTCCTCCGCGTGTGTTGTCAATGCGTTACGTCGGGGCGAAATTTAATAGAGTTTGTGGGTCAGGCGCATTTCGTCGGGCAGGGCAGCCTCGACTTCTTTGAGGAAAGCAATAGCACGGGGCCAATCTTTGTGCGCCGCTGCGTCCATGCTGGTCTTTGCCCAATTCATGATTTTACCGGCTTTTTCTTGCTTGTCTGCCGCGATCATCTTTGGGAAATAGTTTCCGAGAACAGCGATGTATTCGGCGCGTGGATCTTTTTTCGGTTCGGGCTCGGCGCCGAATGGCGAGTCTTCGTCAATACGTTCCGATACCGCATCCTCTACGCGTGGCTCAGGAGGTTCAGATTCCGTCGGCGCGGCCTGCGGGCCGAACAGTGATACGGTCGGCGTGCTTGCGATTTCACCACGGGATAGGGCTGCGAGACGGGCGCCAGTTTCCATTTTCAGGACTGCGCGCGACCGCCGAATTTTGCTGAACACGAGAACGCCGCTTTTGAGGTCGTCTTTTTTGTAGCCCGTCATGAGTCCGGCGAGTACCCGAATCGTTTTCAAGTGCGCCTTTGTTTCGGCCTTTGCGTGAGCGAATTTCATTTCAGAATCGAAGTGTGCCTGGCGCTGGTACTGAGTTCGGTATTTCAGGCCGTATGCGTAGTCGCCCTTGAAGTAATGCGGGCCATAAAAGTCCTTGTCGAACGCTCGATATTTTCCGTCTTTGATTTCGACGCTGTAGCCGTTCGTGTCCGACTCTTCTTTACTCCATAACTCGCAGCAACGGTCATAGGCGTTGTATTCGCTGGTGCACACGTCTGATTTTCGAAACGTGCCGTCTTCCTGCATGACAGACGCATATTTTCGAACACGTGCGCCGACCTTGGCGCGAACCAGATTCGGTGCCTCGCCGATCCTTGCCTTTATTCGGTTCCAATCGACTTCCTCAAGCATCGCCTCGGTAACCGAATTTTCGCCACCGACGACACCACATGCTTCGGCAATGGCGTACATAAGTTCGGGCTTCGGCATGTAGGTGTCATTGCCGACGTCGGAAAAGGATTCCTTGAGGTTGCCGGGATTGTACTTAATTTCCGTTATGACCGCCTCGTATTCCTCGGGGAGCTGTTCGATTGCATCCCAATTTACGTGGTTTGATTTGTCGCCCGCGCCCGCTTTTTTAGAGCGGGCTATTGTCTCAGCGTTTCCGACGATCATTCGGAACCTTCCTTGTAACCGTTTTCGGTCGCGAATTTTGACATTTCTGTCTTCGCTGCCTTCAAATTGGCGATCGCTTCCGCTACCGTCGGCGCCTCGCTCGTGATATCAGGCTGAAAATTTCCCTTAGCGCTGATCTTGTAGCTCAGGCGCACCCGCGTGTTCTCCGTCGTTATTTCTGGCAATTTCTGCCTCCTTTAGTTCTTGTTCCATCTCGTCGCAGAGCTGGCGCATACGGGCTATTAAGCCCTGTGTTTTGACCATGTGCGTCATTTGGCGGGCGGCGTTATTTGACATTTACACGATCTCCCAAGGCACGAGCGTGCCTGAACCATATGAGCGCCATTGCTTGTCTGCCTGCGTCAAGGCAGCATGTAGCCGCGTCGACAAGTAGCTCGATACGGCGTATAAGTTCGTCATTTGACACGTAAAATCTCCTTGAATACAGTATAAACCTTATACACTATTTGTCAAGAGAGATTTCTATAATTCTTTGCGCTTCTGCCTTATCTTCGATCAATATTTCGTCGCCCGGCGAAATTACGCCCGAGTCAATTGCTGCCTGTTTGATTTTTTTGTACATGTCTTCGTCGAAACCGCCCTTGCTGTCCCAAAACTTTCGGAACGATTCGAACGAAATAATGCGGCCATTTTTACCGGCCCAATTTGACCATACCCAGTTTTCTACGTCCTCTTTGACTTCGGGGGCGTCACGGCGGCGGACGCGGGCAACGGGCGCGTCTGTAGCGGCACTTATGATTGTGAGTTGTAGGCCGGAAAATAGAATAGCGAATACGATAAGCGGTATCCATCTTTTAGGTTTTACGGCGTCTGGTATGGCGCTGAAAAGACCGTCTGCGGTTATGGGCGGCTTCGCGTTTTCTTTTGCTCGAAGACGTTCGTCACGGTCTATTTTTGCGGCGGCGGAAACATCGCGAGCAATCAAAAGCTGACCGTAAATCTGGTCCATGGTCTCGCGCTTACCTGCCTCGTCGTACTGGCGTTGCAGATCCCGTACGTCGGCGTCTGCCTCGTCCTGTTTCGTCGTGAGCCGCACGAGTTCTGTATCAGGCCCGGTCGATTTTGATTGCACGTCCGTACTCACGAGTACGAAACTCAGGTCGAAGAAAAAGGCGACGAAGGCGAACATTGCCCATAAGACTTTATTGCCCTTGATCCATGCGCGGACGCCGAACAGTACCACGACAAGCGACAGCGCTGCCATGGCTATTGCCTCTATCACCCCAGGCGATACGACGACGAAACAAATACCCACGATGAGGATATCGATCGCAAGGGCTACGATAAGGCCGTAGCCGTCAAGGATCTTATTTAGGGTTGGGGAGTTTAGTTTTATTTTAATCCACCTATTACGATACAAGAAGCAAAAAATATAAATAGGACCGTCGATATCAATATTACGACGGACTGCCAGTCAATATTTTTTCGGTACCAGCGTTTGCGGAAGTTCATCGTATGAGCACCAGTTCCTTTTCAATTTTTCCTTCGATGGTAAGACAAACACTTTTGCCCTTTGAAATTTCTTTCGTCAAAACAGCGTAGGTCATGAGCGCCTTTCGCATAAGTTCTGCCATTGAAATTTCTTTCTCTGTGGCTATGTTTTTCAAAACTTCGGCGATTTTGTCGGGAATTTCAAGGGTATATCTCATGGTATGGCCTTTACAGCCTCAATCGCCGCGATAATTTTCGGGCAGTCCGGCGAAGGGGTATCTTCGAGAAGGCATTCAAGGCCCCGGATAATTGAGTGTATAAGCGCGGTGCGCGAACTTTTGTTTACGGCTTCCTTCGAAATTTCCACCGAGTCCGAAAACTCATCCATAACTTCGGCGGGTGTTCTCGGCGGGTATTGCTTGTACAACTGCGAAAAAGCCCGGTCGATCATTGGTGTCTTCATTTCTTCCTCCAAAAAAGCGCCGAGGAAGTAAAGGAGTTAAAACTACCCCGGCGCGCGGATACAGTCTATTTTACTTCGGATCCACGAAAACACGAAAACCAAAGACCGAACCTCATTCCATGTATTTTACGCCATGGCCTTACGTCGCGTAAATGCACGTTCCAATCGTGTTCGTATTTCGCAGGGACGTTTCCATGATCCACAAAATGCTTTTCCAGCAATCGGTATAGTTCGTCTCTCGAGTCGAATGTTTCAGATATTTTTTTGTAGTCGATGCTCGTTTGTTTGATTTTTCTAAGTAGCCAGGTGAATTTTTTCACGAGGTATAACCCTGCAAATCCTTGTGCGCCGATATCATGGCCACAACGTCGCCACTTATCACGGCTTTATCAGCGGCTTGGAGTGAAGCTTCCATCATCCTCGCCGCGATTTCTCCTGCACCGTGTAGAATCGGGTCTCGATATTGCACTATCAAGGCTCTGACGCGCGCCTGTTCTTTCGGTAGTTCATCGCCTAAAGTATTCAATCTATTTTCCCCTTTATAACCTCAATCTCACCGTCTTTCCGAACCTGCCATATTTCCGAAATACCGCCGTTATCGATCACAAAATCATGCCACTTCTTTTGTCCGGTTGAGAGCCGGTCGTTTACCGTTTTTTCTTCGATAGAAACAAACACCGCGACCGTATTGCCGACCATGTCGGGGGTTATCACTACAGGCTTAAACCCAATACGGTCGCCGCCTTTCTTGGCTTCGTCATCCTCGCGGAACCCGCCGTCTGCCTGTCGCCGTATTTTGGGCGGCGGCAGGCCGTATGGAATGTGCGTATCGCGAGTCACGCCCCGGTTGTTTGGCCATGTCGTCGGGTGCTCAAGCCACGCGCGGTCGTCGAGTTCGCGGATGTTCACTTTATGCGATTACTGGGATATCTATTGCTCCCAGCGCTTCCTTGAGGTAATCGCGGATATCGAGTACCGCTTGATACCTCCAGATTTCTCCTTCGGCGTCGAACAATGCAACGGTAGGTAACGAATCCTCCCCGGACGATTTCAGGCGGAGAATAAAGCTTGATTCCGGCTGCTTGATTTCCCGGAAGGTTCTGAACGGTGCGAGTTTGTAGATACCGTTCGTTTCTGCCTTGTCTTTCAAGCCGCCGGAAACCCCGCGTTTAACTGATAATTCTTGAGAAATACCGTCGTCGTTCAGCTTGATCTCGTTCTGGTTCGTGACCTTGCTGATTATCGAAATAATTTCGTCAAGGTCGCCCGTTTTCTGGAAAAGCGCGCGGGTCTTGATGATAAATTCCTCGATTGACATATATTGCTCGAATTTGAACTTAGGAAGGTTCGAATCAAGTCTTGATACAAAAATCGTCGACCTGCCATTGTCGTAGCCGGATACGGCTTGGAATAGGGTTACCTGGTCGAAGGAATTTACCATGATGCTCGATTTTGCCAGGTCGATTTTGTCGCGGTTCGACTTTATGAAATCGACCAAACCCGAAAGAGTTTGACCATTCAGGGCCGCAGGTCGATAAATCTTGTCACGAACAGCCGTGAAGTCGCCTGCACCGCCATTGGTACGGGCGAACTTAAGCCCGTCGATCTCCATTGATGCAACACGTTCGCCGAGTGCTGAAATTTCCTTAACTGCTTCGCCATCCATTAGGCACCACCTTTTTTGACTTCGGGGAACAATCTTTCGTTGTCACCGAGTTCGGGCTGTTTCACGTCGGTAGTATAAGCGGCCAAACGAGAACCGTTGTTTTCGAGCAAGATATACGACTCGTGGGGTTTCAGCGGCGCAAGTATACTCGTTACAGCGACCCTCGTATCTGCTTTGCTGCGATCTTTGCTTGGTTTCACCATAAGCTTGATCGTGATTGACCGAACCTTATCCGGCTCCGTATTGTCGTCCGCAATGTTCTTGAGTAATTTCGAAAACTCCTCGTCAAACAATTCGGTTACTGCGCCAGAATTCAAGTTCTCCAGAGTCATGACTTTGTAGTCCAATGGATACCCCCTTGGGATTTATTTCCCTTTTTATAAAACAGATTGCTCAATCCGCCGAACATCAGCGGCAGTAATCGGCACACGCGCAGCATGCCCCCGTGCCGGGTCGCACCATTTCCCGGCCCGGTCGTGGTGCTTCGACAGAGCGCATGCTATGTCGTCGGACGTGAGTCTTAGCCGGGTCATCAACGCGAGCAATTCGCCTCGCGTAATATACGCCGTTTCATTTACCGGCTCGTACTGTATCTTTTCGAGCACATCGGGCGGTATAGGTGTTTTTCCGCTCAGATAGTTTTGAACTATGTCCCGGCTCACGCCGAGTATTTTGGCTACGCTCGTGTTCGTAAGATTTTTTATTGTGATAAGCTCTTTTAAGGTCATTTTTTTATGTTACCCGGTCGTACACTGGTTGTCAAGCCGGTTTGAATTCCACGTGCTCAGCTTCGATGTAAATTTCTGTATCGAATTTTATTCGACCTATAACCCTAACTTTTCTTCCAATCGTGAGACCGGCGCATCGTTCAGCGAGCGACCCGGTTGTTTCTACTCTTACCATTGTCAATTCCTCGTTTGGTGTATCACCTATTTTGTACAAGAGAGACGACGCCACAACTAAAGTGCAAGATCGTTTCGTTTTGTTTAATAGACCCAAAACGGGAGAGACGTGTATTTTGCCTTCGAGAAGAACAGAATTTAAATCATTCATGGTATTTTCCTTTTTTGCGCTGGCTCGGTTCCACCCCAAAGCACATTGACTTTCAATTTTGCGCCGATCTTCAACAATTGCGCGACACATGTTGCCTTTATTTTGACATACGGGTTTTCGATAGGCGAACCGGTTCGAGGGTGCGCGACGATTGTACCGTTCTTGGAGATATTTTCGCTTGCTTCTTGGTAGTCAAAAAAATAGTCTGTATACATCGTCATGTCGGCGAAATTACCGCGCGGGTTCTGAGTTTTAAGCATTTTCATTATTTCGTCTCGTGTCATTTTGACCACACTTTCAAGCCGGCGAATAGTGCGAGCTGTTCGCTGTCGAATGCCTCGCTTACACGACTTGCCTTCCAAACCTGTTTTCCCGTCGCAGAGTCTGGCAAGGGTTCTATTTCGTTCTCAATTTGTTCAACAAGGTCGAAGTCTGCACCACCTTCGGTGATATCAAATTGCTCGAAACGTGGATTGAAATTCAAGTTCATCGACCCACGAAGCAAAAGGCGCAGCCCAGATTCGCTTTCTATTCGGCATATTTTTGCATGGTTTGCCACGTATCGAACTGAATCGGGTCCGAACGTGCCTTTCCATTCCTGGATAAGACCCATATTTTTCACGCGCGCGCCGCTATCGATGACCAAGCGACCGGAAGTAAGACGGCGGTCATTTCGCAGTCGTGTAAGGGTCTGAACCTCATATTCCGCGACCGTCCAGGTCCATAAGGATATTTTCGACGTGCCGACTTTATCGAGCACATGTGAAATGGCATCAATCATGGACCATTGGCCGCGCGTGACGGAGAAAAGCGACATGCCCGGATGGATATCGCCGATGGCCAGGGCGGCGCTACCGAAGGATTCAACGGCTGTTTTTGTTCTTTGTTCGACGCTTGATTTATGCATTAATCTACCGACCGTATGTCTGTCACATGTAGTAATGTCGGCTCTATCCGACTTTCGTCACGAATCATCGTGCGAATGACTGCGCGGGCGATGTTCGCGGCGGTATAGACGATGCCGTCAACTTGTTCATCGTCCGATTTTAGAACAATCACCCAATTGCCGGAACCGATGTGCTTTATGTCGTATTTCATAAAAAACTCCTTAAACGATATAATGAAGAACGAAACAAGAGATACCCTTAGCAAGGCCACCGACACCCTGTAATGCCTGGGCCTTTTTCACAATTTTTGTCTGAAATGAACCGTCACGTTTATATACGTTTATTTGATCGCCCGCTTTAGGAAGGTGCGATCCGAGTTCAGAAACTTCGGCGGACGCTACCCACTGACCGTTCCACTCTTTTGCCCAAACAAACTTTATATCGCTCATTTCGTTCTCCATCTGTCTAATATACAACTAAATACACGCTGTGTCAACTGTTTTTAAGAACTTTCGTCCATATCTCAATCGCCCGCGCGTCCGGAACACCCAGCTTGTAACGAGTTACGGGCCTCCCTCGCGATACGACGAATCAAAATCTGTTCGTCCATCGCTTGGCAAAGTAACTCAGAGATAAGGAAATCTTCGTATTCACGCTCGAAGGCGTCTTTGAAGCCTTGATCCTTCATTTCACGTTCAAAGGTCGTCATAGTAATATATCTATTATTTGAAAATATCATTAAAAACCTCATCATAGTACGCTGCTTTCGGAGATAGTCTTTTTATTAATAGAAATGCTTTTTTACACACAGACTCTAAGATATTAATATCTTCAATAGTAGCGTTATATTGCAAAATATTAATTTTATTATTCTTAGATTTTATTCTTTTCCTATGATTAATTCTTTTTAATATTTTTGAATACTCTATATATTCCTCATATTTTGTGTAATCTTCATAATCTTTTGATTGATTTATTAAGTTTTTTGATTTCAATATTTCTATTATTTTTCTTGATTCTTCAATTGATATTTCAGAATTACGAACGGCACTCAAAATATCAAAACCTTTTTTTATAGTGTCAGATTCTTCACCAGAAAGCCATTTAGCAACAACTTTTTCAGCGCTTTCTACATCACGCATTCTCGTGCTTTTTGCTGTCATTTTCTTTCCATCAATCTTATTAACAATTTCCGCGTAATAAATTCCGTCTCTTTTGTGTAAATAATATTTTTTTTCCATTTTTAAGCCTTGTTTTTAAGATATTTGAACCAAATTTTATTTACTAAATCCATGGATGAGTAACCATTATATTTTTGATTCATAGATATAAAAGAGGCATCTGATAATGTTTTGGCATTAATAGCTATGTCTTTTATGAGAATTTGAAGTATAGAGTGATTTACCCTGTCTATTTTTGAGAGTTCGCCTTCCTTTTCCTTTATGACGCGCGGGGACGGTATACCGCATTGCCAAACATATTGGCAATGCGGGCATTTCATGAGCACCCGCAGTACCGGGCGCTCGCACTGTGGGCATTTTTTAAGTTCTGAAACTCCCTTTTCTATCTTTTTTACCGGCTTCAAACTCCACTCCCGGTCATCGTCTGGCAGCCCATGACGTACGAAGTTCGAACAAAAATCCAAGATCTTCGCGCGCTTACCATTTTCGGCAAGTGCGGCTAGGCGTCCGGAACGGGTATATAAGTCGTGGCCCGGCGCGTAGTTAGCCCGGAGCACGCGGCCCGAGTGCTGCATCTTTATGACGATTGATTCGGTAGGCCGCGCGTCAATCTCGACGGTGAGACCCTTTATGTCCACGCCCTCGCCCACCATGTCAGCACTTGCCACCAGCACGCCGGGCGTGTCTTTTACTCGATCAAGAACCGAATGCGCGTCTGATAGTTTGCTGTGAATAGCGGTCATAGCGTGGCCTGAGTCGCTGAATTCTGTTGCGATGCGCTCGCAGTCGGCGATATCGATGCCAAAGGCGATACCTGATTTTCCGTGAGCGTATTTTCGATATGCCTGTACGAACGATTTCACTCGACCCTTGTTGACCTCGGCAAGTTCTTTTTTGTTGAAATCACCGGCTGTGTGGTGCAGCATCGACGTATCGAGTTCCGCAGGCGCGTAATAGTCGAAGTCAGCTAAGTATCCCTCGTCAATGTACCATCGTACTTGGCGGCGAAATTCCATATGCTCGAACATATCAAGCGGCGTTCCGTCTGGACGGCCAGGTGTCGCGGTGTAGCCGAGCAGGCGAGCGGCTGGCCAGTAATCCAAAACGCGCTTAAACATATTGGCCGGCGCGTGGTGGCACTCTTCGAATATCAGGAAATCAGGGGCGTCAAGCATCGTGTACCGAGTGGCCAGCGATTGAACGCTGATTACCTGGACGCGGTAGCGGAGTACCGGATATCCGGGGGCAATGATGCCATGTCGGATATCTATCGCTGCCAGGTGGTCGCTGAACTGTCTCAAGAGTTGTTTCGAATGCGTGAGAAAATACACGAGTTTGTTTTCAGCACGGACGGCGCGCATGAATGCTTTTGCTATGACCGATTTTCCGGTTCCGGTGGCGAGCACCGAAACCATGGACCGTCCGCCGTGGGCGAAGAAATCGAGGGTTGCGGCTAGGTTTTCTTCTTGGTAGTCAAATAATTTCATAGACGTTTGAACTCGATTACCCACACCCAGGGGTTAGAATCCCACGGTATTTTTTTGCCGTTTATGTGGTCCCAAAGATGCGAAAATTCGCCGCGTGCGGTGGCAACCATTTCGGTTGGAAATCCATATTCGTCAGGCTTGCCATCGCTATGATGTACACCCTCCTTTTTTGCATCCGATTCAGAAATATCTTGCAATCGTTCGACGCGGATATTTGTGATTTCGAGGGTAATTCGCGAGGCCATGCGAGGCATGAAAATAGAAGGTGTCCATCCGCCGGGTGGACTATAGACGTAATCAAAATCGGCCTTATACATCAATGCCACAGTGGGTTCACCTCCTACGTCATAGGATGGAATATCCGTGTGCGTTTCTCGAACCCAAAGGCGGTCGCCGACGGTCCCATAGGGACATTTTTCGATAATACCTTGAATGACCGTTCGTACATTATATCCAGGATTTCGACGCGACTCATCGAGCATCGGATGGCCTTCATGATTTTCTATCTTCGCAACCCGCCGAGTCTGTGTCTTTCGCCCATCCAGAATAGCCCGCACCATTGGGCTGGAAAAAAGAATCGGTCGCTCTTTCATATTAAAAATTCCTCCACAATCCGCCGCCCGCAACAATGACAATGCGTCTCGCCCGAAACATGCGGTGGAACCGCCATGAATGCCGCTGTTTTTTCGCATGCCAGAGCGTATATTTTTTCGGATCGTCCCATGTCGATATTCGAGCGCGTCCAGACGCAGGTGTCTGAATAAAATTCCTCTAATACATCTTCGATGTTCATAAATCCCTCGCATTCAAAACAAATTTCCTGTTGTCGATCCAGCCTATTTGCGGCGGCCCTCGGTGTTTCAGATCCCATACGAACCAAGCATAAGTTTGCATACCCGTGCGGTATTTTCCGTCAGGTCGTAGGGGATCGCCGAGCATTGGATAACGGATGAAAACCCAAACACGCGCAAGCGGGAATTTTCGGTCCTGATAGATTCTGTCGAAACGATTCTGACCTTGTAGATATGTCAGCGGAAGCAAAAAAGCAAACTTCTTTTGAGCTATGATTTTTGCATGCTGGATAAATTCGAATGACAAGGAATACGGCGGGTTCGTTATTACGTATGGCATTTTCGCGGGCCACAATAAAGAATCAAGTCCGTCTGAAATATCGTTTCCGATAACTGTTTCGAATTTTTCTTCCAGTATCTTTACCTGAGCGCCATTCCCGCAGGCCATTTCGAAGCACATTTTACGATAATCGAACTTTTCTACCTCAAGAAGCTGGCGCGTCATGCTGTACGGAGTTTCGTAAAAATCGGATGATCTACGTTCGCCAGACGCGTTGTTTCGGCTGTAGTTTTTGCCTTTTTCGTTCACTATTCCACCCTACTCCAATTTACACAGCCAGTCAAGTACTACGCGAACCTTTTCCTTGCTGGCGTCCATTTTTGCGACGAACTTTCGCGCGCGGTCGAGGGGCAAAACGCGGCCACACGCGAGGTCGTAGAGGTACCAATAATCGTCCCAAAGTTGGAATTGACCGGCTTTGACGGCTTTGTCGAGCCAGTGGCCAACGATGTCGCGGACGGCGTCAGAACGGTGTGTCATTTTGCTCATCAAATAGCCCCACTGAAATTTGTTGTTCGAAACCAATATTTTCGTTGCCCTTCAAAATATGTCTGTCCTCGCTTGCTATTTTCGGTAGGTCGAAATGACAGCACACCGTACGACAGTTCGCAGTTCGCTTCGTTTTTATCTTCTCCCCATCCAAACCCCGATAGAAATTCTCGCTCGACAACGGCTTGTAACCGTTCAGCTCTGACCATTTTGAATAGTGACTGTAAACAAATATCCGATTGTAATACCGAGGCTCACCGTCCCCGGCGGAATTCATTTCCTTGAAGTAAGCCCCGATGCTGTTTGACGTGCCTATCCATTCGTCGTGGTCGTCGACAGCCCACGGCGGCGCGTCGAACACCAGGCCGCGTTTTACAAACTCCGGCAATACCTCTAAAACCATATTCAAAATAGCCGGTCGCTCGTCGGTGTTACCCACTATTTTCCCGAACATTTTTTTCATGTGGAAAGGATCCCTGCGCTCGTCTGAGTTGAAGTTCATAACTATTGCCCGCCTGCTATGACCGGCGCTGCCGGTCGTCTTCGGGGCTTTGTTTCCTATCATCCACGGTGCCAAGTTCAATCGTGCTTGATAATGCGGTTTTTGCTTCTCGTTTATCGTTAAAACTGTATCACCAGACAGTTTTTTTATCTCAGTCGGCAAAACGTAATCGTCTGAAATGTCGTCATCGTACACTATCAGTTTCCCGACGAGCGATGATTTCCCAAACTCTGAAAAAACTTCCTTCATGGCTTTAGCGATGAAATATCCGCCGGCAAGTTCTTTGAGGACTTCCGCCAGGGACGATTTTCCTGAACCCTCGTTACCGTAACAAATGAAATAATACGGCACCGTTTTTTCTGGTAGCAACGAATACGCGAACGTCTCAAGTATGAATTTAAGGCCGTGCTCGTCCTTATGGTTTTTCGGAAGTAGTCTATTTACCGTCGCTCTAAACAGTGGCGCTTCTTTTTTCGTCGAGTCGTATTTGAATCCCATAACGTTCAAAGGAAATATTGACATAAAAAATTGTTCGCTATTATCTTTTCTGTCAAACCACGTCACGCCGTCAGCGCCTATTTTCAAAGCCCCGTTCGGAAAATTCCAATACGGGTTTATATTTTCGATCATAGAAAACGGGTTTTCGTTGGACATTAACCGGTTCCCTCTGAACTTTTTCATATTCTTGCAGGCTGTTTCAAAAATGAACTGCGGGCTGTACTTAGGGAATTCCGGATCCTTACTTTCGAGAATGTTCATGTTTTCTACAACGGTCAAAAAGGTGGTGTCACCCGTCATTGACCATTGGTAAAACTCTTCGACAACGCCATCATACAACCTCGATTCCCAGTGCAACCCATTCCACGTGTAGTGCATTCCGTTGTGTGCGAAATACCCGTCGTTGGGGTAGTACACACTCAAAAATATTTTGAACATTATTTTCGGGTCAACGTAGTCCCCTTGTTTCCAACCCTCATCGTAGGTTAGTCCCTCAAGGTTCTTTTTTGCGTACTGAAAACGCTTCAAAAAATCAGGGTCAGCGAGCCGAGCGAAGAAAACGAGGCTGCCGCCGGTTATCTCAGTCGGGTCGAACGTGTCCCACTTGTAGCGCATTTCCCCCTGAGCCTGCCCAGGGTGAGAAAGCATTTCCCAGTCGTCGAGCGTGTAACCGTCATTTTTGAGCGCCATCCCGAGCCGGATCCAGTCGCTATAGCTATCGAAAGCCCCGCCATCCGCTGCCGTTTGGAGTTTTTCAAGGATAGATACCCGTTTGTCCTTGAATGCGCGCTCAGGCCGCTTAGCGGTCTTTTTAACAGCCCTTTCTTCGACAGGCCGGACAGCCAGTGAAATATATTCACCCTCGTTGTGTATAACTATCGGCGTCTTGTTCCCGAAGAAAAAACGGCTTATGTCTTTGGCGCCGTCGTCCATGAACGGGTACGACTCGATAAACGCCTTTTGAGCGTAGTCCATGGCGTCCCGGTCGGTCACAGTCAGCTCGAGCGGGAACAGTGCGTGATACCTATCCGATGGTTGCGCCAGGTCAGAGCCCGTGCGTAGCGCTACTTGTTTGCTTACCTTCTTGAACTTACCGTGGTTTCGACTCGTTACTATGAAATATTCATAGCGCCCGAAAATTTCCTTGAACCGATCTATCGAACACTGTTCGCCCTCAACGTTGTCTATGTCGCACAATAGCCACGCGGAAGACAGCCAATGTTTTTGCTTATCGCGATACCCAGTGCCGATATATTTTTCAAGGTCTGGTATGAAGTCGTCAAAACCTATTTTCCCCTCGTTTTTGCTCCATGCTTCGTCTTCTTTCGTAAAAGCCGAATATGTTGCCGGCGACCAGTCGAGCTTTGCTATTTCTGCGAGCTGTTCTGTTGTTTCGAATTCAACCACTCGATACCCGTATGGCTGACTGAATTTTTGATAGACATCGTTTGTTGATATTTTCATTTGATGATACGGCTGTATACCTTCTCGATTCTTTTGAAATATTCTTTTGTCAACGGACCCGTAATGTCCCTGTAAAAATGGTAGCTCAGACCGTTTGAATTTTCGGTAAACGGTAACTTCGGTCGACGTGAAAATTTGAACTTAGACTCGTGTGTTTCGTAGTCAACGTGTTTCCAACCGTCTGTAACTCCAATAGGTTTGTACAATCGATTTAGTAATATCCAATATCCGTTTTTCAATTCCTTGAGACAGTACGGCAAATGCGTTCGCCAAAGTTCCATGCGTGTAACCCCCAGGGAAATAAAAAACCGTTTGCAAAGTCGGTGTCGCGCCCCGTGTTCGATTTTGTCCGAACACAGGCACCGACCGTGCAAACGGTCTTGTTTGAGCAGCGCGAGTGCTCGAACTATGTATACGCAATACTACGCTGTCTGTCAACAAAAAAGTTGTGTCAGGTTTAAACTACTACCACACAACAACTTACGAGTTTGTGTCAGGTTAGTGTCAGGCTGAGTGTCAGGCAACGATTTTTTTATTACTTACACCATAACGAATTAAAAAGTTGTGTCAGGTGTGTCAGGTAAAATGGACCCCATGCAGGTGCGCGCGCGCGACACACGTCAAAAAATTGTTCATCCGCGCGCGCCCGCGCGGGCGCGTAAGTTGTTTAGCCTGACAAAGCTGACACAAAATAGACTTAAATACTTGTATTATATATATTTAAGTGCTTTGGAATCAAACTGACACACCTGACACAAAAAAATAGTCATTTCTATATAACATAACAACTTATTTTTAAAAATGGCTTTGGAATCAAACTGACACAAACGCTCCAACCTGACACTAAAATTGTTAAACAACCATTTGACTAAGCGAAAATAGTAGTATTTAGTTGTTTTTTCTATACTTCTTGGCACGATTATTGCTATAAAAACATACCTTGAAACTCTTTGACAAAGCGGGTAAGTTTAGATAAGCATGAATGCAAAACAACGGGTCTTCTGTGAGATTTATGTAGCAAACGGATGCCGGAACGGCAGGGAAGCCGCTTTAGATGCGGGTTACAAGGATGGAAACGGTCTGAAAACCCGTGTCTCTGTACTTTTTGCTAAAGCCGACACCAAAGCCTATATCCAAAAACTAATACGCGATTCCCTCACCAACCTCGACGAGCTGAAACTCAAATGGATCGCCGAGACCACGGCGCTCGCCTTCTCTGATGCAACCGACATAGTCAACGTCGAAGAGACCGAGCCGGATGAAGAAACCGGCCAGGTATCAAAATACGTCGCTGTCGCCATAACCAGAAAACTCCCTAAGTCCGTCCGAATCGGCATCGAAGAAATCAGCCAGACCAAGGATGGCATAAAAGTAAAAATGCACAGTAAGGCGGCGGCGCTCGCTATGCTTCAAAAGTTTATGGGTCTTGATGGTGACCCATCGCGCGAGGTGCCGAACGAGCAGGGGCAGACGATGAGCCGAGAGGACCGTCTTAACCGGATCCTTGAATTGAAAAAACAGTTGGGGCTATGACAAAAATATTGGACCGAGTGGCGGCAGAAACGGAACTGCTCGAACTGCTTGAGCAGGAGGACCGGGAGCGGGTGAGCCCGAAAATGGAACTCGCTAGGAATTTCAAGGGCAACATCATTGGCGCGCGAGGCGGGCGATCTGCCGGCGCAAAGACGACGGGTATGGTATCGCTTAACGTTCAGGAGTCAAACCGGGAATTTCACCGTGTAGCGTGTCTGCGTGAGATTCAAGACTCGCTTGAAGAATCGCTGTATCAAGCCGTTGAGGAAGCTGTAGACAAGCTTCGGTACCCGGGTTGGAAGTTTCCACGGTCCCAAGGGTATTGTGAGTCACCAGCCGGGTCGAAATGGATTTTCAAGGGTTTGAAGGATATGAGGGCCGCGAGGAATACGAAGGGCTTGCAAGGTTTCGACCGTTTTTTGCTCGATGAGGCTGCTACTATCGCGGGCGACTCGCTTGACGTATTGCTGCCGCTACTCGGGAAAGCCGCCGGCGCGCGGCTGTTTTTCGCATATAACCCCGAAACAGAAATTGATCCTATAGCTGAAAAGGTTTGGATCCCATATTCGAACGACCCCGACGCTCTTTTGCTGGACATGCGGCCCGAGGGCCTTGACAACCCGTGGTGGAATTCCGCGGCTCAAAAGTTATCTGACAAAATGAAACTTGTCGACGCTGATCTGTGGGAACATGTATACGGCGGGCAGCCTCGGAAGAAAGGTCAAAACGCGGTTATGTCTCGCGTGCTCATACGCCGAGCCATGGAGCGCCGGTCAGGAAAAACCGGCGGCTTGAAACAGGTCGGTGTAGACGTGGCGCGATTCGGCGATGATAAGACAATAATTTCGGTATTTCAGGGCATGAGGCAAACGGCGCTTGATGAGTTTGTACAGCAGGACATTATCAGGACGGCAAATCGTGCGTGGTACGCCGCAGGACGGGATAAATCGATTCCTATAAAAGTCGACGACGACGGGGTAGGCGGCGGCGTGACGGACTATCTCCGGTTTCAGTTCGGCGCGAACGTTATACCTGTGCGAAACGGAATGCCTGCGGACGACCAGGACAAATACACCACGGTCGCTGATGAACAATGGTTCGATTTCCCCCTTGATGATCCAGAGCTTGAGCTTTTCGACGATATAGAACTAATGGCGCAGTTGACGAACAGGCTTTTCGATTACACCACTAAAAATCAAAGAAAGATCGAGCCAAAGAAGGAATATAAGAAACGTCATGGAAAATCGCCGGACAAAGCAGACGCGACACTTCTCGCTTTATATCAGCCGAAAAACCGGGTGAAAATATCAGAACAGAGCAGGAAAGAAATAGGCGCGAGATATGGTTGACAGTATGTGTATTTAGGTGTACAGTTTAGGAAAGGAAAATTCTAAATGCACAAACATTTTCGATTACTGATAGATAAGAGATTCGCCAACCCTATAGCCTGTGCAGATGGCATGGAATTTGTAACACAGTTTGTCAGCCTAAAAGAGGCATGGTTTGAATTTGCTCGACCGGACTGGATGTGCTGGCTGCTTGAAAAAACAGGGTATAATAACCAGAGAAAATTGACCTTAATAGCGGTCCGGTGCGTTCGCGAAACGATGATTGACGGGAGTAAAACGGTATTCGATATCTTGCCCGAAGATGCGAAAGCTCCTTTTTTGATAACCGAACGATATGCAATGGGCGAGGACATAAGTATAGCAGAGCGCCGGTCTGCTTATCGGGCTGCTTCGGAGGCCGCTTCGTGGGCTGCTTCGCGGGCTTCTTCGCGGGCTGCTTATCGGGCTGCTTCGTGGGCTTCGGAGGCCGCTTCGTGGTCTGCTTCGCGGGCTGCTTATCGGGCTGCTTATCGGGCTGCTTATCGGGCTTCGTGGGCTGCTTCGTGGGCTGCTTCGCGGGCTTCTTCGCGGGCTGCTTATCGGGCTGCTTCGTGGGCAAAACATTGTCAAATAATCAGAGAAGTTGTTTTGTGGCCAGAATTAAACAGGTTGATAACAAAAAAATGTAAGGAATTTGGCATAGTATGAAAATCAAACGAGCGCTCCGAGCACTTCGTGGCCAGTTATCAGAACTCGCGCGTAAACAATTCGACGAGTATACAGCGAAGCTCAAGCCGGGATTCTGGGTACGGCTTCGTGGTCCTAAATATTTGGCAAAATGGCGAGAGACAAAAATTTCGGAGTTCATTCGGTTTCAGAACCGGAATCTGAAACGAGTGGCCAAGAAGGCAGAGAGGAGAATCGCTTATGCGCGCAAAAATTGAGGTCGATGTCAAAAAAGTCATAGATGAAATTGGCTTTGACAAGATAGTTCAGGTCCTTAACGGCGGACAGCTCATCGAGTTTTTTGGTTCTCAAAACGCTACAGAAATTGCCTTTCTATTAAAAGAAACAATGTCACCCGAAGCCCTCGCCGAACTCAAGACGGCTTTAGAATGAGCGAGAGCAGAAACTTCATGGCTAACGATTTTTCGTACAGCCAGTCGGACGGACCTATAGGCGAATGCGGATATGCCAATCGCCCGCGCGCAGCACTTAAAAAACGCGGTGACATGAGTTTCCCGGATTTTCTCGTCGCGTATTCTTCAGGATGCAGACGGGCGAACTCGCAGCGTCATAATAGGCGCGCTGTTGAGGAACGAAAGAAGTCCACGGAATGACTGCAAGTTCGATTTTTACTTTAGATTCAGGTTCATTCGTTTGCTACTACTGTGGGGCGGACTGTCAAAATATGACGGGTTATCGTAGGGGATTCGGTGGAGCATTCCCACCGTACTGGCATCCAGGGACTTTTAAGGAGATTGCTATACCATGTTGATAGTAACTGACAGGCACAAACCGGAAGACCTCGAACTTTGGCGGGACTATGAGGATATGGACAATGCATCAACGGTTTCGCATGCCAAACAAAGCATAGCACTTATCAAAAGTTGGCGAACCGACGGAGTAGCCTATACTTCTTGGGGCAAAGACTCCGTTGTGCTCATGCATCTGTCGATTATGGCGGGTCAAAAAATACCTTTTGTCTATGTGAAATTCAATGATCGACATAACCCAGACTGCGAATTCTTGGAGAGATTCAATATTGATTATCATGAGGAATGTTGCGATTATGCAGAAGTTAGAAAAGGCGATAAACATTGGAAGGCGGTTGCAAAAAAATATTCCGGTCATCGCATGACAGGTATTCGTAACGATGAATCGGGTAGGCGGCTTATGATTTACAAAATGTACCGTTTTGAATCCAACTTTTCTTTCAGGCCGCTTTCTCTTTGGAAAAATCAAGAAATATTCGCCTATATCCATCAAAATGAATTACCGCTTTGTCCTGTCTATGGCTATCTCGGCGGCGGCAGATGGCCGAGAGATAAGATCAGAACACATAGTCTTGCCGGATCTACTGCCGATGGTTTCGGAAGAACAGAATGGGAGTGAGAATATTATCCTGATATTTTAAACAGAATTCACGCCCGGTAGACCAAAGCCTGTCAGCAGATTAATATTGGTGTCATGGCTTTATTTAGTTGGTTTCGTTCGAAACAGAATCAAGACGCACACAATCCAGTCACAACCATAGAGCGCCGCCCGAACGTAGTTGATTTCACGAATTCTATAAAAGTAAACGGCGTCCTTGCTCGCGGCATTTTCCACAATTCGTATCCTGGTTTCAAACTCGCGGGCGCTCTCGCGTATGCTCCAATCGCGACGCCTGTCGCTTTTATGGGCTGGCCAGTTGTAACAAGCGAGACCGCGCAGGACGTCATAGACGAGATAACCGAGCAGTTTCAAAACAGGTTCGATGCCATTCACACAGAATCACATGTCAGTGGTTCGGTTTGGGTTTATCCATCCATATCCGGCGGGCGCTTGCGATGGGAAGAAATACCGGATGATTCGTGCTCAGACATTATCGAAGACCTCAAGACCGGAGAGATAACGGAAGTCATTTTTACCGAGCAGATAAGCTACAAGTTTGCCGAGAACGACATACGGACTATCGACCGCAAAAGATCATTCAAGCCGGATCGCGTCGTTTTCAGCTACGGCGGATCGCTACCTACGGAAACATTCAGGAACCAGTTCGGCATCATGCCGGTGCCGTTTATAAATGGCGAGGGCCGTCGAGGTCATTCTGATCTCGAGAGAATAATCCCCGATTTGAAATCGTACCACGATGTAAAACTGAACTGGGCAGAAACTCTGTCTAAGTTCAGGCCAAAGTGGATCCAGGAAACGCAAGACGTTGAAGAATGGAAAAAGACAAATAATATAACAAGCTTTTCTGATTTCGATATTGGTCAGCGTGACTTTGTTATAAACCTTAAAGATAAAGAGTCGACCGAAGTTGTTTTCTTGCAAGGCGCTGGTGAAGAGTTTGAGAAATTCTTGAACCTCACCTACTACAATCTTCCACAGGGCTCCGGGATCCCTGAAATCTGCTGGGGCCTCGTAACGACCGGCAACCACGCAAGCGCCGAAGAACAAATGTCTATACTCGTCAAGTTCTGCAAGAAAAAACAGAGCCAGCATACCGACTCATGGCGGACGCTGTACCGGTATTCGTTGATACTCAAGGGCGTTGCTTCGATGCGCGTCGTCCGATCAGACGACATTACGACTACATGGGATGAATTGAGCGCGTTGAGCGAGGATACAAAGTCGCAGATATTCGAACGGTTCGCTACCTCGGTCGCGGCTCTTATCGGAACAGGCGCCCCAATGGAATTCGTACATAAGGTATTTTTGCAGCAATATCCGAGCGCGACCGAGAATGATTTCAAAATATTTGAAGCTCAATGGAATCGTGGCGCGAAATACAAGCAATTTTTGACAGCGACGTATATCGACGCTTTGGACGCTGCTGGTGCGAATTGAAATCGTAGGAAGAGGTCCGAACCATCGGCCGCCGAACCCTGAATATCAAACGTGGTGGATCTCAACCGCCGAGCCGAAGGCGTGGCGGTCTAACGACCTCATATTCAGTTTGCATAAGTTCGTTGAGCACTGGTTGCCGAACACATCACAGACGTGGCTCATGTACCCGTATATGGGTTTGCTTGGCGCAGTTATAATGCCGCGGGATGAATATTTGAAACGGTGGGGCCGTGTCTTCGGCTCCTCGTCTGCCTGGATGATGTGCCACGCAATCGAACTCGGTGTGAACGAAATAATGGTCAACGGTTGCGACTGCCTCACGTCGGGTCAGCTCGCGCAGCGGGAGAGTATGGCGTACTTCGCCGGAATCGCTACGGCGCGTGGAATAAAAGTCACCAGCGTTGAAGGCGCTGGTGTTGATTTTGAATGGGGCGAGTACCCGGAGAATGTTGTTAAGCGTCGGGTCGGGAATGGGTTAAGCTGAGCGGCCGCGAGCTATGAAATAACTCGGCGGTTTACCGATTTCGTCGATGGTATCGAGTTCTGCTACGTGTTCGCCGGTAAAAATAAATTCCCTAGCTCCGCCAACGTTAATACAACCTACGTAGATACCATCATCTGTTTTTCTATAGATAAAAACGCTTGTTGCGTGGGCCCATTGGGGCCCACCGCCCCAAAACGCGCATACCATATCGGGGGTGGGTTGCCATGTGGCGTTGGTGGTATCGGCAAGCTGCTCGTTTGCGTGGTCAATGCCAGCCTTTACACCTCGTGTGTAAACGTCGTAGAATTCAAGCTTTTTACTGTAGCCGCCTGGAATGCTATAATACCATTGGCTAATAATATCGCTGTTTGGAACCTCAATCTTTTTCATCGGTTTTCCTCCATCTCCTCAATCCTCGCGGTATAGTAGTTGATAAGCACCGGGTTACGTTCTGATTCAGCTCGCTTCAATTCGGCTTCGCAGTGAGCCAACATTCTCAATATGTAGTCATACATTTTCTTTCTCCTTTCGATCTGCGGTTTAATCATCTATGTCATCCCGAAGACTCGTTAATATAATAATGTCGTCGAGATCGTTGAAATCTTCCGGCTGCTTTTCTGGATCATAACAAGCCATTAGGGCTCGCAATCTTTGCCGGAGTTCCATAAGAGCTTCTTCTGTTTCTTGCTCGCTTTCGTCAACAAAACAGCGTACAACCTCGTTATACGACCGGGCAATGTTCTTTCTGATTCCGTCGAAGGAAACTTTCAATTTTTCACCTCCGGCATTTCATAGCTGTTTAGCGCCCCGTAGGCAAAATAAAAAGCGGCTGTCCAGTTACAATCAGGTACAAGATTCCCGAATCCATCATCTTGTAAACTGTATTGGCACAGTGGCCATATGATAAGTAACGCTGTACTCATGATTTCTCCTTCCTCCCGGTGATAATGTTACAAAACAGCCACGTGTAGTGCGACCATTTATAGCCGCCTTCTGTAAGAACACGCTCCGATTTACGTATACAAAAACTTGATGTTACCGACCGCGCTCGGCGGTATATTTCAATTTTCATTCTTCGGCCTCCTCAACCGATCCATACACCGCGTGTTCAGATAACTCATCAGCCAAAGCACGCGCTTTATCGACAGCCTCATCGTAGGTTTCCGCTTCACATTCGGTATAGATTGTTATTTCCCATCGTTTCATCCTCAATCCTCCTTTGTGATCTGCCATCCTCAGTGTGAGTAGATCAGGTCTCACAGACGGGGCGCGGGAACCCCGTTTCGGCTTATTCAATTTCCTTTATTCGAACTGTCCATGGCGTAAACACTATCAAACCCTTGTACTTTTGCGACAAGTTCGCGGACCGGGCCCGTCTTAACACGCGCGGTGAATTCACCATTTGTCGCGTAGGATAAGATACCAGCCTTCAGGCGCTCGGCTACGTCCTGCCCATCTTGTAGATCAAAGCCGTCGGCTACCCATGTTTCGTCAACAGTTATTTCTACTGTCCACTTGTATTTCCTGGTCATTCTTTCCATCCTTTTTGCCCTCGGCTTTAGACGGGGCTTGCGGTTTACAGCTCCGAAGAGCTGCTATCACCATTTCGGCTTATTCGGTGTCGGCCATGCATCCGTGAGCGTAACCGTTTTTGTATTCCTCGGTTTCTCTACGCGGAGATGTTCCGTCAACGCCGTGCACAAATCCGTTCTGCCATTCCTGGTTAGAAAAGTCTTTCTTAGTCTGCGATCGTTCGATAATTTCGGCTGCGTTCATTTGAAACTCCTTACGGCAATCTCTCAATCACCATGTATATAATATACAATACTATACACACTGTGTCAACACGTATCGCAACATTTATCAAAATATTTTATCATGGAACGGTGACAGCCTCAGAATATGAAAAACTATATATAGCCGCCCGAGGCAAATGGCCGAAACTCGTCCGGTCTGTGATGCGCGAATTGAAAATCGTATACGAAGATAGCGCGAACAAAATCGCGGCACAGCTCCGCGCGGCCGCCGCCGCAGGCCGGTCACAGCTCACAATCGATATGCTCGCCGACTTACAGGCGCAGCTCATGAGCGCGGTAGAAGCAATAGCCGCGCGACTGCAATCCGAAATACCGATCATGGTCACGGCTGGGTATTCTCAATATGCAAAGATCGATAACGCGATGATTGCCGAACTCATGGGCACGACGGTCAGCGCCGTCGGCCTGGCGTCTATGACCGTTGCTGTAAATAATCGACTGATAGCTAATCTGCTGAATCGAACATGGCAGGACGGGTATACTTTCAGCGAGCGAGTTTTTCAGGTCGGCGGGGACTATCAGGAACAGATAAAACGTCTGGTTGCTTCCGGGATAGCCCAGGGGCGCGGAACGATCAAGATAGCCAAGGACATTCAGGACTACGTGGCAAAGGGCCGGGGCGGGGTGCCAGTCGAATATGGTAATGCGAAATTCGGCGACGTTATAGCCAAAAAAGTTGACTGGCGGGCGCTGCGTATTGCTCGGTCGGAACTCGGGGCCAGCATGCAAGAGGCGTCGATTGAACAGGGGTTAAATAATCCGGCGGCTACGCAGCTTTTCGACTGGGTCCGTATAAATACGCAAATCCACGAATGTATATGTCCAGAATTGGCATCGGGGTCACCTTATAAATCGCCTGGAACTACCCTTGATAGGCCAGACGTACCAGCGAGGCCGCATGCAAATTGCATGTGCCAGCTACGTGCGCGCCTTCGGGATCTAAACACCGTTGCAGACGATATCGCACGATGGCATAATGGCGAACAGGTCGAATACCTCGACGAATGGGCGGCGCGATACAGGAGCATGTCATGAAATTTAATTGGAGCGGCGAAGTAGGTTGGGAAATTACGAGTCAAATTGTTGACGAGGCGCTACGCCAGGCAGGTGGCGGACCTATAGAGGTTGAACTAAATACACCAGGCGGTGACTTTTTCGCGGGCATAAATATCAATACCGTTTTGAAAGCGTATGCCGGATCCAAGACCGTAACGCTGGGTGCGCTTGTCGCCAGCGCCGGTACCGTTATTGCCCTTGGGTTCGACAAAATCATAGCTCGAGACAATTCGACCGTCATGATACACAACGCGCAGTCAGGGGAGTTTGGGGACCAGAACGATATGCGAAAGCTCGCCGACCAGCTCGAAGCGTGGTCTGTCATGATCGCGGATATGTACGCGGCAAAGACCGGGAAAACTCCGGCTGCAATCCGTAAATTCATGGACGAAGAAACATGGCTTTTTGGTCAGGAGATTGTAGACTTTGGGATTGCAGACGAAATACAAACCAGCGGACAGGCTACAACGCGTGCGGCCGCACTCGCTATGGCGCAGGCAAAAATCAAGGTAACGAACTCTGCTCGAGCACAAAAAATAGACCCTGCTGCCGCCATTATTTCAGGAGCAGTAGATATGCATTCTGCATGGTCATTTACAAAAAACGATGCACTCGAATATATTGGAGAATATCCGTACGCTAAAAATGGCGTCGTCTTCCGTTCCGCGCTCCGCTCCATTGCGGCCCGCGCAACCGATCCGGCAATAAAAAAGCAAGCGGACGATTTGGTCAAATTGATTGACCGAAAGGACGATAAGAAAGTGACAAAACAAGAAATTTTGGACGCCGCAAAAGTCGCCGTCGACAACAACCAGCTTACGCTCAAGGAAATCGCGAACGCCCTGGGGCTCAGTTCCCAGCTCGTCGGAGAAATCCAAAATAAGGTAGGCGAGGAATTGACCGCAACAAAGGTGCAGCTTTTGACCGTACAGGCGCAGCTCACCGAGTTCGACGCAGACCGCGTAAGAAACGCGCTTGCTAAAAAGTATTCAGGGGCCTTGCTTACGCTGGCTACTGACATGCTGGTAGGCATCAAGTTTGCAGACCTCGCGGTACGAATGGCAGAGTTCGAAAAAACAGACAGCGCGAAAAATGTAGCAGCCGCCATGGCTGACGTTACTTCGCCGCTCAATCGCATTAATAGCCGAGAGGCAGCCGAACAGGCTGACCCGCTCGCGAAACTGAGGGTATGAAATGAGCTTACCTGCAAGCGAAAATACGACTACGCTCCGTCAGGGCGCTGTCAAAAAAGAACCACAAGGTTTTCACCAAAAGGTGATAAACGCCGGGTCTGCGATCAATCAGGGCGATTTCGTTAAGTTCGGCAGATTCTTCGGAATCGCTGACGAAGATATTGCGGCGACTACTGGCACAGGGACTATACATGTCGGAGCCTGCTACATAGTAGGTGCTGCACAGACCGGAACAAGCCAGACGTTCTACACCGAAAATCAGGACGTTTTTTATGACACTTCTGACGGAAAGTTTTACGAAGCAGACGCAAGTACAACTCGCCATCTTGTCGGTGTTGTAAGCCGTGTCGGTTCCGCGAGTGAAGCCACTTGGGAATTCGTTGGCATCTTCCCGACGCTCGCGTTTATCGCGGCCAGCTAATAGGAGCATTGAGAAAATGGCACTTTTACTTGACAAAATGGGACTGCGGAAGTTCCGCATCGAGAACAAATACTCTAAGGTCGACCGCGTTTACGAGGGCGATGGTAAATTCAACCTCGCCAATCCGCAAATGGCACCGCTCGCCGACGCTGCCGGCAAGACCGGTATCGTCGCGCACATGGACGCCTTGGAGTACGAAAACTCCGAGCTGTACGCCGCTGTTTGGAACAGGCTTAGCGACTACCGTACGCGACTAGTAAAAAACGCGGCAATGTTGCCTGACGACTGGGCGACCATGACAGACCTCGTTCGAATCGACATAAGTCGTCGGCGCGTTCAAGAACCCGACTTTACCGATCTTGTAGGCATCGAAATTCAGAAGCCCGAGGCAGGACCGAGCGTCACGCTAGACGAATTCCTTGAATGGGCCGGTGTGTTCGAAGACGTTAGCGGAAATAACGACCCTCTGCCCCTCATGGAACACAAGAGCGGCGCTACCGGAAATTTGACCTTCGACCTCAAGGGGCTCGCGGACAAAACTTCTCTCAAGGAAATTTTGTTTTCCTCGCTCTACGACCTCGAACGTCGGAACAGAGCAGTAGTGCGCGCCTTCGTTGGACTTCGTAATGATCGAAACGTTTTGGGCCGCATGGTTGCAAAAACCACGGCGACAGGATGGAACGCGGGCCAGCAACAGGCGGCAGACGCTACGGCGGGGGCCACTAAGGAAGAGCTGCTCTATAACACACTTGTTCAGGCGCTCAAGCTGCTTTATACGCTCAAAGACGGCCAGACGCTTCAGACGATCAATACACCTGAAGTTTTCTTGGCAATCCCCAAGGGCACCGAATGGGCTTTCATGCGCGCAATCGGCGGGCAGCTAAACCAGGGCGGCAAAGGCAAGGTCGGAAACTTCGAGGCTCTTACTCAGATTGGCGCGATCATACCATACCGCGGAGATACAATTTACTGGAACAAAAAGACGGTATCATATGCCGGTGTGGCGAGCGGAAAGGCGTACCTGTTCGTTCCTAGAGTCGCAAACTACACGGTTGTCAAGCGCGGGCTTACGACTGTGGTAGGCCAGGGCGATGTCACCAAGCTTGAGCAGAACGCGACGGCATGGTACTTCGCTGACCAGGCGTATGACGCCGAGTTCTTCGGCGGATCTGGTGGCGGCACCGCTGGGCATGGTTTCTGTGTCGAAATCAGTCTCCCGACTCTGTAAGAAAATTGGCCGCTCCGAAATGGGCGGCTTTTTCGTCTGGCTGTGAAATCACGTCGTTATAGTCCCAAATCATAGAATCGAGTTGGAAGCCCCCGAAACGTTCTGTGAAGTTTGGTTTCATTCAAAGGCCTGCTTGGCAGTAACTAAAGCGGCCCGTATACAGGCGTCACCCTCTGTAATTCCCTTTTCGAGCCAGCTTATTAAAGCAGCCTGCGCCCTCACAATCTCCCGCAGCTTTATGTTCTCGGCGCGGAGGTCCGAAGCGGCGTTGAGGGCTTCTTCGAGGGATTGTTGGGGATGGATCATTTCAAAACCCTTTCGCTTTGTAAACTTTTAGCTGTAGCTTTTCACAGATATCTACCTCATCCGTCGACGGCCCTACCCTATGGCTTACAAGATACGGGGTGATTTTTGCGATGTATTTGTCGTAAAAATCTATGAGTTCGTTTTGTGCGCTCACAACTTCTTCTAAATCGTTTATTCGTTCTTGGAAACAATCTTCACTCATCAGTGGCGTCCGTAAAAAACCAGCTCGGCCAACAGTCTACGTTGTATGAAGTGATGTATTTGCACTCCGTAAGGGTCATGCCTATTAGACAGTGTAAGTCCTTGAAGGATATTTTTGAATGTTCTGTGTAGTTTATGTGTCCGTTTCCATCAATTAAATCCTTTTCTGTCGCGATCTTGAAAATCTCCCACGCGGGCCGCAGGACTTTTTGGGGGATGGGTTGGATGCGAACCGAGGCTGTTTGAGTATGCAAGCAACCAAAAGCATCTGCTGGTGAGCATCGCTGCCACCGATCAACACCCCTAAAGCACTCAAAAAACGAACCTTTAGGGGCATCCCTGATAAATGTTGCTGCCGCAATCCTTCGATCATAGTTTTCGTTTGTTTCAATCATTTCACAATCCTTTCAAGGGCTATCGCGAGCATTTCAGCGCATCGTTCAGCTTTTGGCCTTTCACCACTGGCGACTAGCTGGAAGCTTTGGTGATCTATCACAAGCCATACCTCGTACGTGCCGTGGTGATATTCTATTTTTATGTGTTTTTGTTTGATTTCTTCAAGGGTCATTTCGGGGGCTCCTTTAAGTTGCGGGGATCGGCGGCGACAATTTCGATATCAGAATCAGTTACTTCGGTAGCGCAGATATCTTCGCCAATGGAATACATAACGGTTCCATCGATAACTCCACGATTCCAATCGTTTTCGTAAAAATCTGGGTTTATGTACCGCCACCAAACCTGCATACCGTCGCGGGTTTCTGGTGGGTAGGGCCATTCTTGAAGTGACTCGAATGCTATGCCGTAATTACCAGAAATAGCTTCAACCATAAATGGAAAATCATCAGGATTGGGCTTAAACCAGTCGTCTCCCATTTTAATATCCCACCGTAAAAACGGAAACCTTGCCTTTACAAGAAGCATTTCAGCTTTTTCAATGTCGGTCATATGATACCCCCTGTTCTTCATAGTCGTTGTTAAAGGTCATCCTACCAAAATAACCCAAAATACACACAGTGTCAAGCCCCATTTACACCGTTTGCGTACCGCATTATTATTTCGACATGGCAACGTTCACCCAAATTCGAACCGTCCGACTCACAATACAAGACCCTTCCGGGTTTATAGACCTCGTATCTGTCGCTGACCCGGCGGCGCTACCTGGCACCAGCGCGCAGCAAACGGCGTATAAGGTCGTGAGCACCGGGGCCTACGTTGCCTGGAATGGTGCCGCCTATGTACCGGTCGATTTGAGCGTGAGCGATACCAGCATATCGGACTGGTACGACGCATCGGGCGAGTTCGAGGCAACGCGCAAGGCGTACCGGGCAATAATGCGCGGGTTGGCGGCGCGGTTGCAGGTAGTGACGCTCAAAGACGGCGCCGAGTCGACCGAGTATATAAAGCTAAACGATCTATACAATTTTTACAAAAAGACCCTCGCAGACTACGAGGAAGAAAACGCCATAGAAGATTCAACGGCGACCGGCGTCATGGTCGAAACGAAATGCGTCACGGTGGCCGGCGGAAATGTTTAACCGTGAACTGATCGCTCAGGCTCGCCGAGGAATACAGCGGCAGATTGAAGAATCACCGTCCGTCGTGACGCTCATGCGTCAGCCGCTTGTAAGCGATGGTTTCGGAGGCTGGACGCCGAGCGGCACGCCTGTCGCGGTTACGCCACCATTGCTTTGCCGAGTGAGTCATGAGCGCGCGGGAGTCCAGACCGTCGGCGAAGTACCCGCAGGGCTTGATACGAATTTGACCTTGTGGTTGCTCGCGTCATATGACGCAGACGTTCGAGAAAATGACACGTTTGAATTCGCGGGCCGCGTTCAGCGCGTAGGCCGTCTGGATCCGCTCCGAAAGTTCGATGGCGTCCAGGGACTACAGGCTCCACTATACGGCGGCGATGAGGTTGAAACCGGGCTCGTGACCGGCGTGACGCTAAATGATGACGCGGTGACGCTGGTCACGACGTTTCAGCTCGTGGCCAGCGTCGCACCGGACAACGCGATAAACAAGGCGGTCACGTGGGGATCGAGCGCGCCATTGGTGGCGACTGTTAGTGCTACGGGGCTCGTTACGGCTATCGGCCCCGGAACGGCGGTGGTTACGGTTACTACCGTTCAGGGCGGGTTTACGGATACATGTAGTTTTGAGGTTGAGCCATGAGCGCCACCGACGACAGCCGAAGAGTATCCGTAAATATCGCTGACAAGATGGCTAAAAACAAATTTACCATACTTGCGCTAGCCGAGGCTCATAGAGCCGCAATGCAGGAAGAATTCTTGACCAATCAACCGGCACAGCAAGGCGCGGTCGGAAAATATTGGTCGAATATCACGAGCGACGCTCGAAATAGAGTTTTCAGCGAGGTTATAGATCAAGCGACCGCCGTCGGGTTTTTTATGGCACACGGCATCGATTATGGCGTGTACCTCGAGCTTGCGAACGACAGACAGAACGAAGCGCTGAGACCGTTGATAGAAAAGTATGGAAATTTATTTATTCAGAGGGTACGAAAATTATTGACCTCGTAGTAGCCCGGCTCAAGACCGGAACAATCAAGCAAGTTGTACCGTTCGGCATGCCGCGACCCGCCGCTCCATACCTCGTAGTAAAGGAAGAGCCTGTACAGGGCTCGTACACGCGGTACCGCGTCATAGGTCACTGGCTGCCCGCGCAACAACAGGCAATGCGGCTCTATATGCGAAAAGATGTATATACGCTGCTTCACGATGTATTTTTGCTCGGTGTGGGTACGGACACCAGGTGTGGAAAATTGAGGTCGCTATCCGAACTCACCCCGTTGTCAGTCGTTTCCGACGATGGTACAGTATCGATTGAGCGAACGTTCTATTATTTCGACGTTTTCAGATAGGAGAATCGATCATGTTAGCAGTTAATGCACGCCGGGAAGGCCCGGTAATTTTCGCCCGTATTCGCCCGAATAACCCGGATGCGGGTATACCACTCGTGACCCGAACCGTCGGCGGCATCGGGCCTTTCGACTTCTCGGCTGCCGTTGCGCCCGGAGCCGTTACGATCCAGATCAAGACCGACAACGGGTCATGGATCAACGACACAGTTGACCTCGATGACGAGGCGATAAATATCGCTGCCGTTACCGTTGCGCAGCTTTTCGCTGCGATAAATACGGCAGCAGTAACGAACTTGACCGCCTCGAGCGAGGCCGTTACCGGTCGTATCAAGCTGACGCTTACTACCCCTGGGTCTGCGAAATACTTGCAAGTACGCGGCGAGATTGCAAAATATGCGGGGTTCGGGTACGGATACACGACCGAATTCCGTAAGATCGACACCATGGCGAGTGTTGCAGACGCAGACGTGAACCATGACAGCGAACGGCTTGAATGGGTTGACGGAACCGGCGACGTGTCGGCAATCGTTACTAAGTCGTACAAGACCGGAAAAACACTTACTTTGGTCGACAACGCTGACGATATGAATATACGCGCATTCAGCGAGGGCGGAACCTTCACCGACGACGGATACACCGATGATGGTTACCATGAGCCATTGCCGAGTGCTGACAAACCTACGTTGACGCTCGAATGGTTCGCCGAAGTTTACGCGAGCGACGACAACAATCAGGGCGACGTGCTCGGGTACAATTTCTACAAGGCGAATTCGATCAAGCATACGTCGAGCGCCGACAATCCCGGCGACCGATCTGCTCACACGGTAGGCTACACATACTCGGCAGTTCCGTATCGCGATCCGCTGACCTTGGCAAAAGATGCGACCGCGACCAAGCAGTTTCTTACCGTAACGGAATATCTTGCGCTCCATGTGGACACGGTCTAAGCGCGCACCTCAGACAACTGAGGGAGTAATATATGAAGCGACTCACGCTATGATAGCGGCCCCCTTCAACGGGGCCGTTGTTATGGTTCGGATTCGCGAGTTGTCGCAAGTCCAGGTCGCCGCCATCGGTGATATTTCGCTTATTTCCACTTTCTACGACAAGCTCAAGGCCAAAAACCAAAAGCCAGACGTTACCGAAATGGTGGCTTATGCAGAGCGCATGCATCAGATTTGTCGCGAGGCAATGGCGATCCCGACCTATGATAATATTTTGAAAATTGTTGGAACTCATATCGATGACGCGGCGACAGATCGAGAACTCAAGGAAATAAAGGGACTGTTTCAAACTTTGTCACCGAGCGCTCGGGGGACTCAGACATGGAAGGATTTGAAACGCCGATATGAGTCGATAGAACTCGCCAGGCGGTTTATTCTGCCCGCTGATTTCATGGCGTTTGTTGTTGATTACAGTTTGGGAATTTCGAAGACCGATATCAAGAAAATAACGGATAAAATCCTTATTGACGCTTATTACGCTTCGAAGCGGTCGGGTGACAAGCCCAGCGACCATATTTCGGGTAACTTCGAGCGCTGGCCGGGTGATATGCTGCACAAAAACGATATAGACAATCGGTCGTGGTACATGGGTGATTTGGATATGAAAGATCGAAAAGATCGTAGGTAATATGCAAAATGTTTCCATGCGGATATATTGAACCCATGGCAGAAGATGCGGGAAGTATATTCGCCGAAGTACGGCTGCGACTCGATAAACTCGACGTCGATATAAAAAAAGCCCAGGGCTCTATTGATGAGTTCGGCAAAAAAATAGACATGACTACTTCTGATTCAGCGAAAAAATCAAAAACAAACTTTGACGCAATGGGGCTTGCTGCAACGTTGGGCGCCGCCGCCATCGTCGCGGCATTCCGTTCTGCCGTAAAAGGTTTTTCCGAATATGACACCGCGCTCACGGATGTAAAGGCCGCGACCCGCGCAACCGCGTCCGAACTCGCAGCCCTCGAACAAGCCGCAAAAGACGCGGGTAAAACTACAGCTTTTTCGGCTAAAGAAGCACTGAAAGGCATAGAAGCGCTCTCAAAAGCCGGTGTATCGAACGCAGATATCATGGGCGGAGCGCTCACCGGGGCGCTGTCGCTGGCCGCTGCCGGGTCCATAGAGGTAGGTTTCGCCGCCGAGACAGCAGCCGCAGCTATGACGCAGTTCGGTCTAAGCGGGCAGGACGCGACCCATATTGCAGACTTGCTTTCCGCTGCCGCTGGCAAATCTCAGGGCGAGGTATCGGATTACGCGCAGGCGTTGAATCAAGTCGGCCTTGTCGCGGCTCAGACTGGGCTCACTATTGAGGAGACTACGGCTGCGTTGGCCGCATTCGGTGCCGCTGGCCTCAAAGGCTCGGACGCCGGTACATCCTTTAAGACGATGCTTCTTGCGCTCAACGGAACGAGCGACGAGTCCAAAGCGCTCATGTCAGAGCTTGGTATTTCTGCGTTTAACGCGTCGGGCGAGTTTGTAGGGCTGGAAAAGTTCGCCGGCAACCTTCAAGACGCGCTAAAAGACATGTCTTCGCAACAGCGTAACTCAACTCTTCAAACCATTTTTGGCACGGACGCCATACGAGCGGCAAACGTTTTGTACAACCAGGGCGCCGCCGGAATCGCCAAATGGGGCGACAAAGTAAATGACGCCGGTTTCGCAGCCGAGACAGCGAGAATCAAGAACGAATCGCTTGAAGGGCATTTTAAGAAACTAAGCAGTGCCGCCGAAAATGCTTCTAATTCTTTTGTTGAAAAGTTGAGTCCTGCTTTAAAAGGCGTGGCCGATATTGGTGCGACAGTTCTTAATTTTATATCTGGTGTGCCTGGCCCTATACAGGGAGCAGTTGCCGCTTTCGTTTTACTTTCTGGCGGGCTCTTGGCTGCCGCTTTAGCAGCTCGCGGTCTCGGCTTAGCTCTTAGCGCATCGCTCGGCCCTATTGGTCTGGCGGTTGCTGGCATCCTTGCGATAGGCACTGGTATTGCGGTCGCCGCAGCAGCAGCAGACGAGCTTGAAAAAAAACGCGTTGCAACTATGTTCAAGGAGATTTCTGACGAAACAAAACTTAGTGGCAAAGCTCTGGATGATTTCAAAGACAAACTAAAAAATGCAGATATCCAATTGTCTCGTATTTTTGACCGAGCTAAAGGTGATCAACTTTTAAAGACAAAAGAACAATTCGAACAACTCGCAAAAGGGCTTGGCCTTACTAACGATCAGCTTGCCCAGGTTATTCTAAATAATGATAAAACTACAGATTCACAAAAAAATCTTGCGCGATCTTTTGTAGATCTTGTCGCACAATCAGAAAGACTTTTGGCCGTGCGTGTTAGAGATGGCGAGCAACTTCAAACGAATAAGCAAGCAGAACTTGATTTTATGGCTGCCGAAAAAGAGCGTGCTGCACGAAAAGAAGCTGAAACATCATCTTTAAGTCGTGCGGTCTCGTTTCAAAACGATCTTATTGCGAAGGGAATAATCACGGAGGAAGAGGGCCTAAATAACAAGATAAAGCTTCGGCAAGAAGAAATAGACAAAATAATAGAGATAGGTGAGAAGTCCAAGGGCCTTAACGCCGGTCAGATTGCCGAAATTAAACGGCTCCAAGGTCTCAACAAAGAAAACGCAGATACTATCGTCGCATTACAAGGCAAAATTTCAAACGCAAATGAAGGCTTTTCTAATTCTTCTCTTGAAATACAATTGGCATATGAAGATCAGACCGAAGTAGGCAAAGAAGCGTATCAGGAAATAAAACAAGCCGTTATTGAATCTCTTGATAATCAAATACAGGCAGAAAGGGATGCTGCACGTGAACGTCTTGGATTACAAGCAGAGGGCGTTGCTGGTGCGACAGTTGCAGCTGCTGCATATGTAAAATACGACAAATTGAGGTCGGAATCATCCGTCACGACAGATGCCGATATTGATAAATCAAATAAAGAACGCACAGAAAAAGAACTTAATAGAATAAAAATGGGCGTCGACGCGTGGAAAGGCTATGTCTCATCCGTATCTCAGCTTTTTCAGGGACTAATTTCAGCTCTCGCCGATCTATTCGCAGCCGATATACAAAACCAACAGAATGCATTGGACGAGCAATATAATGCCCAAGTATTGGCTATTGACGCACGGTTGAAGGCAGAACTCGAGGCTAACGGGTTGGCTGAAAAATCCGATGTTGAAAAGGCTCAGGCACAAATTGAAACTGCTATATCAGCAGGCGACGTGATTGCCGAGGCTGAGGCGCGACGAGCGCTGCTAAAGGCTCAGATTGAGAAAAAGGCGAACGACGACAGAATTGCTGCGGATGAAGCTTACCAAAAGAAAAAGGCACAACTCGAATATCAAGCAAATCTTGCATCTTGGGAAGCGAAAGTCGCTGGTGCTATTGCGCAAGTGCCCGTTACAATTCTAAACGCCATATCTGCGGGGTGGGTTTTTGGCCCGATAGGGGCCGCAATATTCGGGGGACTCGCGTCTGCGGCTGCGGGCATACAACTAGCTGCTGTGATTTCCGCTAAACCAAACCCGCCAAAAATGGCAACCGGCGGTATCATACTGCCTCAAAGTGGCGGTGTTCCAGTCGTTGCCGCAGAGAACGGAAGTCCCGAGCTAATGCTAAATTCTGGCGATTCAGGTCAAGCGTTACTTTCGCAGTTTGCTGCACTAATAAGTGATCGCATAGGCGGTGGCGGTAATATTGTGCTACAAATGGTTGTAGACGGGCGCATGATTGCAGAGACTACCGCGCCGTATTTCGAAAAAGGCATAGTGAGGCTTAAACTGTGAGAATTCTTTTTGTCGACAAGGTAAAAAAAAGCACGACCGTGATTACGTCAGACAACGAAACTCCGGGTTATCCCGCCTCAAACCTCGCGTCTGATTTTTTGAACGAGCAGTACATTTCGATATTTCCGGACGACATTATAACGGTCGATCTCGGGGCTGATACTGAATTGAATTGCGTTTTCCTGGCGTACCTCAACGCCGCAGTATTCGATATTGAAATTCGGAATAATGCGAGTTCAGTTGTTTACACACAATCGGCGTATTCGAACTCGCGCCCAGTGCTCCCGATCTATCTTGGATCTACCGTGACCGGTCGGTACATCGAGATATCTGCTGACGCTTCCCTCGGGCTGGCATCATTTGTCGACACCGATGTTGATATGGGCCAGTATCTAAAAATGAAAGGTCTTGGATCAGGTGTTTATTTCGAGACAGAGGACGGGGGGCCTTTGAATGGCCATGATTTGAGTGTATTTTCCGAAACCTCGAGCGTTCGTTCGAAGTCTGGTCAGATTATTTCGACTCAGTTTCCTTTTATGGCAGCTCGAAAATGGGATTTCGTTGCTCAAACCTATGCGGACGCGCAAGAGTTTTTGACAAACTTGAAATTGCTCGGGCTTCAAAATCCGACCTATATGGATTTCTTCCCGGATACTTTAGAATACGACGACCCTTTGTATTGCGCGATTACGAAGTTCGATGGGCCGAAACGTTCTGCCGTTCAGTTCAAATATAGTTTTGAAATTCAGGAGGCCCGATAATGGCTTTGACGCGAATAGACAATCCTACGCCGAGCGCGCCCGCGGCGCTGGCTGATTATGTACAGATTTTGGCGGTTTCGAATGGCGCTATTTTGCAAGCACTTCGGGGAAATTCGCACGCCTGTATCGATTTCGCGAATAACTTCGCCCGTGCAGGGACTGTATTTTATATCGCAGGCGTTTTGTATAAAGCCGTGACAGATCAGGCCATAAGCGGTACACCTTCGAAATACGTTAAAATAACGCCTTCGGGCGCTACGGCAGCAATAGCTTATATCGCAAGTTTGTCGGGCGTTACCTGGAGCGACGCTCAGTCCGGATATTACGATGGTTCGAGCAATTTATATGTGTTCGACGAGGCACGTTCCGTCTATGACGGTGTTGTGTCGGCACCGAAGACTAATGAAGGACAGATTGCTTTCATTTCGAACGATCTACAAATAAAAGGTACATTATCAGCGGTCAAAGCGTCATTTAGTCAAACGACGGGAACACAGCCATTTACGGTGGTTAGCAAAACAGCGGTGAATAATCTACAGGCACAATTCTTACAAATATTTTTTTATGAATTCGCAACCTATTCTCCAGATACCATTTTCGATACTCTTACAGCCCTTGGTATAAGCACAAATGCCTGGGCTTGTATCGGATGGCTAAAAAACAACTCATCGGGTGACGTTATTTTTATAGAACGTGTATATAAGTCTACCGTAAATATATTAACTTTTGTAGGCATGGATTTTTCGACTGGTGTGGGGACTAATTTTTCCATGACAAATGGTACGGTTACGCCAAACTATCAAGGCACGTTCTTGCTTTTTCAGAACGCATCACCATAAATGTTAATTTTCACGTTCGCAAAAACAACAATCCTCGATACCTCGATATTCAATTACACCGACTCTTTCGTAATAACAAAATATTTTAAGTACAATGTTCCCGCATGGTGGTACACTACATTCGGAGCCCCACACGATATTTCAGTTGATGCGCCTTCAATAATCACGGATATTTTTATAGAAGGTATAAAACTTATTCAAACAGAAACCTACCCGCAAACACTTACTACGATAAGTTCATGGTTTTATGTTCCTGCAACCGGTCAGCTTTCGATACATTTTTCGCATGGCGTTACCCCGGAATCAATTACGATACAATATGGAAATGGCTTTGGATTTTCTGATAACAGCCTTGTTTATGTTGGTTCAACTCTGTGTCTACCTTTCTTAAAAAACGTGCCGTCGATCAGCAAGCAAGAGGATATTGTCGGCTACAACAAGCCCTCATATATAAATTCATCAATTACGATTTCGAATGAAGGCGGAGTTCTTGACGATCTAAGATCAGAAGCACTTGTCGGAAATACGGCTTTTCTTTCATATGTCGACGACAACGAAATTATTGACAATAATGTTGACGCATCAAAGGCGCAACGTCTCGCAACGTGGTTTATTGATTCAGTTACGTGGGGCATGGATGAAGTTCAATTTAGCGTCCAGGATAACCGGAAAATAGACCTAAAAGTCCCCACTCGGACATTTCAGGTCGCGGACTACCCCACGTTGAATACGGACGACGCGGGTAAATACGTGCCTCTGATCTACGGCAAAGTCAGGCGCGCGCCATGTACCCCCACCAATCCAGGCACGACGGGTAGCACGAGTGCTACGTTTCGTGTGGCTGAACTTTATACGATCCTGCATACAGTTTACGTTAAAATCGCTGATACGTGGGTAACCAGAACGCCAAGCTCAGAAACTGCGGCAACGGGCACGTTTACCATACCGAACGCTCGGGCGACAACGAACGACGCGCCGTATGAATGCGTAGCCGATGTAACTGGCATTAGCGTTACCTACGCGAGCGACATACCCAAGGATCTTTACAACCGGTTTGCGGAAATTCCTTACAACGATTTGTACTATAACATAGGCGCATGGGCGGCCGCAGAAACACAGCTACCCACCTGCGGAATCGTCATATCAGACGCTACAGACATAATGCAGATAATAAATCAGGTTCAAAACGGGATTTACCCAGGCTTTCGCTTTTCGGTTGACGTGAACGGCAAAAGAACAATAATTGTTGACAATCGCGTGAAGCCTGTAGACCGGTTCGTTGACTCGGTCAGGATTTTTAATCGAGAATCATTACAGATAGACGAAATAAGCGACTATCTTTTCAAGGCAGTCACAGTTGCTTATAACAAGGAATATAATGGCGGGAAATTCAAACGAGTCACTAATTCAGACTATGCCACAGATGTAATTAATGATTTTCAGTGGAAAAACACAGAGGAAATAGAATCGCTTCTGAATGACGATACGCTTGCGACCGCGATGGCAGCGGCTAAGGCCCTTGAATACTCGCAGCCTCAACGGATAGCCGAACCTATATTCGCAGGAACAGATTTTTTCAATACTGAAATTTATGACGTTATCGCATTCAACACGGCGCTGGACGATGACGCAGAAATATGGGCTGGAATAACGCCCGATCGCGGGTTTTTCGGAGTTTTAGTAGGGCAAGTTTTGTCGGTCGATCCTGATTATTCTCAAAAAACCACGGCTATGCGGTTGCGAATAATACCCGATAGGACGTATACCGGAGACATAGAATTGCTTGCGGCAGAGGGTGAAGACATTTTCGGCGGTGATGAAGTTGGATTTTTAGAGGTGGTAGAATAAATGGCCCTGACAAGAACTCGAATAAAAGATGTAGTTATAACTGCTACAGACATTTTAGATACATCATTTTTAGTTGTAGACGCAGACCAAGGCGGAGGAAGTTTTTTATACGAAAAAATGACAGGAGCTAAGTTTAAAGAAATTGTCCAAGCGCTTGCATATGATGCTAAATTGCTTTCAAACATTGGACTTTCTGTCGTGGCTAATACTCCGACAAATGGGCTAACTATTTCTTTGAAACAAAAAGATGGAGCTACGGATCCTGGTAGCACCTCAGATAAAAAAGTCATAATCGCGTTTCGGTCATCGACGCTGACGAGTGGCGCAACTGTGTTTCGAACTGTTACTGCGGCTTTGTCTACCGTTATAAGCTCGGGTAGTACAGCAGGGCATTTTGCCGCAAAAAACGAAAATGTACATTTGTTCGCAATTGATAATGCTGGCACTGTGGAACTCGCATGGAGTAGCAGCAATACATTTAGCGAGGCTGATTTACAAACGACCACTGCCGAAGGTGGTGCGGGAGCTGCTGATAGCAAAACGACTTTGTACTCTACTACTGCGAGATCCAATATCGCAATCAGGTACTTAGGGTTTTTTGTTAGCAATCAAGCCACTCCTGGCACATGGACCAGCGCTATTGTACAGGTTACAGTCACAAATAGTGCTCGAATACAGATAGAAAACGGCGTAATAGCTGACACTGGAAACGGTCGAGGAAGCACAGACACCAGAATTCGTCGCATTACTAATACAACAAATATCGGTCCAGGCACGGCGGTGACACACGCAACAAGCGCCGCAAACGGAAGTGTTTTTACCATAAATATGGACGGTAGATATGTTTTGGAGTATGCAGATGCTGACTCAACAGCGCCTTTGGGATATGGTTTTAGTATAAATTCAACCCAACTTACAACGGCAATTTCAACGATAACAGCGGCTAATAGATTGGCGCTTTTTTTAAATGCACTTGGGACCACTTATCCACCAGCAGGCAGTATAATTAGAAGACTTAAAGTTGGCGACGTAATTAGGCCCCACGTCGAAGGCGCTATCGGAAACGCAACGACACTCTGCTATGTGAGAATAGAAAGAATAGGTGATTAGCATGGCTGAAATTGTAATAAAATTGGATGATATCGAACGAATATCGAAGCATGTGGAGGCCGGTTTGCTTCCGCTTATCTCTGGCATAAAAGATCAAATTTCCGTCTTATCAACTTTAGTTCAAACGAACGCAGCTAATACGAGAGACACTTACAAAGATCTTTACGAATTATTGAGAAAACAGACAGATACAATAAATGACATGGGTAGAGCTGTTCGAATAGAAATCGAACAACGCGCAGAAAAGCTAAGGCTTGAATTTGATGCTAAGATAGAAAAATTGAGTGTTGAAAATGGAATACAGCAAAGCGATATAGATAGCTTAAAAACAACAGCTTTAATTGTGGAAAAACTTTCAAACAATTCTTGGATGAAATGGGGGCTTATTATCACAAGCATAATTGGCATCGGTGGTGTACTTTTGTCGGTGATTAAATGACAGAAAAAAACGATTTCTTACCCATAAGCAAATTTATACGACCAGGAACAGTTCGACAAAAAACTCTTGGCGGCGTCATTCACTGGACCGCTAAACCTATGCAATCTGCATCGGATACAAGGAAATACTGGGCAGATCGCGAGAACGGCTCAAATGGGTATGGATCAGCGCATGATATTGTTGATCGAGACGGTTCGGTCTTACATTGCGTTCCTTCGAACGAAATTGCCTATCATTGTGGCGCGACGTCCCCGATTTATCAGGGTTCTGAACAATATTACACAGACATAGCCCGCAGAAAATGGCCTGACTTTACGCTTGATTATCAACATAAATCACCGAATTCTATTTTAATCGGCATAGAATTCGAACATGAAACGTGGGAAGGTTTTCCAACGACAGCCGCTCGTGCATCGTTACTTTTGCTCATGATTAGATATTCGAAACAGTACGGCTTAAAAGCCGCCGACTGGTATCGGCACAAGGATATTGTTGGCTACAAAGATTGCCCGCATTGGTACAATCTATATGTAGAGGATTGGTCAGCATTACTCGCCGACCTAACGAAAGGAATATCATGAGTGACGAAAAAATATCCGCTGTACAAAACAGCGATAAAAGTGTTTCGAGCAAGCGCGTTATGTATATATGGTTTTCATCGGCGCTTGTTTTTTTGGGCTTTGTATGCAGTGTAATCGCTATTATTTTTAACGTAAATCAGTGGTGGCCGTTCGCAGCAGGTGGCGGTCTATCGGCACTCGGTGTAGTTCACGCGCTCGTGACCGGCGGGTATATTAGCGCTCAGGACTTGAAAGAAATCGCGGATAAAGCCAAGGGGGAGTAATGTGCAAAAAAATATTTTTAAGTTTTTGTTTATCATCGTTGCTTCCATTATCGGTTTCGGCGCAGGTTGGATTGGTAGGGGATTCGATACAGTCCAAAAATCCTTACTCGGCCCCCATGCCGATTTATCAGATATCGATCGAAGAGATAAAGATTTTACAAGATTGTTTAACGAATATTCTGCAAGAGAACGAAAAAACGACCGCGACTTTAGAGACGTTGAAGCACAATTATACCTTGTCATTGTCGACCGCGACCGAATTGCAAACGAACTTGGCACAACTCGAACAGAAGCACGCGGACTTACTACAGCAATCGCAGGGCTTGGAAAATCATATACAGACCTTGCTACTCGATTTGCAAAACTCAAACAGTCAGTTGACGATAGCTCAGGACTCATTGACGGAATTATTGGGGGAACGAGACGCGTTGACGACAGCGCGCGAAGCGCTTTGGACATCATACGAGCAGTACAAAAGCGAAGTGAGCAAAACAATTCAAGCGCTTCAAAATGATAAAATTATTTTAGGCATTGTTGTAGGCGGTGCAGCCCTCGCAATAGGGCTTTTTATAGGTTTGGTTTCACATTAACGCTATTTTCCTCAGGCCATTTTATAACTGGCACTGCCTCTCGTTTTTCGTTCCCCCATTCTGACCAGCCATCGGGGTGTCTTTCGTCCCATGTTTTTGGCGTAGGAAACTTCGGTTCTTCCGGCATTGGCGGCGCGCCCATGTTGATGATAATTGTAATCATCCACCACCATGCGGCGGTCCAAAAAACGAACGCTATAAATCGCTTCATCTTTTCTTTGTCAAAAATAAAGCCGCCCTAAGGCGGCATATTCAGTATTTTCGGAGTCCGGCGATTTCCCGGACTTGATTTTCGTCGTACAGGTTCTTAGCCTTCGGTTTAAGTTTCCCGACAACCGCGACCTCTGACTTTTCAGTCCTGACCTTGAAGAACCTCAGCACGATACGTGCGCTGGCGTCGTCGACGCCGAGAATTGCGGATGCTTGTTTGATATCGATCATTTATTTCCCCTTTCAAAACGGCGAATCGTCCGCCGTCTGCGCTGGCTCGTTCGTATCCGGTGCGAGTATTCGAACCCATCCGTCAACAACGAATTTCACCGCGCTGTGTTTCTGGCCTTCTTTTTCCCACCGCTCCTGTATGGGTTCGGCCTCAAAACAGACTTCAAGCCCTTTT